CTCTTAGGGTCCACCCTATAGGCCGGACCCATTGAGTGGGGGGAGGGGTATCAGTATAAAACACTTTTTACTATGTAACTAATCATATACTAAGCCAGACACTCTTATAATATACAATCTAATGCCACACTTTTCAATTCACTATACTACTGTAGTACACACAATAATTCTACACACTTTTATACACTTTTCACTATACTAAGTTTTACAATATACAATCTGCCATAGACTTGAAAAATTATTGTGTGTACTACACGGGCTAGAGAATTGAAAACCGTTACATTATTATAAGGGGGGGTATAGGGGGCCTAGGGGCCGGGCCTCTCTGGCCCCTGGAACTCGGCCACCTCCAGGCCCTTCAGGTACAGCTTATAGAGGCCCGGGTTCCTACTGAAGTCCACGAAATCGAGGAACTCCTGCCCTAACCAGTTAATCAGGACCGGCCTCTCCCTAAACCTTGACCTATACACTCTACAGTAGTCCCCGGCGTAGTTGAAGAACTCCCCCAGTACCTCGGAATCTTTCTTATTCAGGCAGGAGGTGGCCACCTGGGAGTGGCTTATCCTGAAGAATACCGGGGCCCCTCTAATGTAGTGGATAATGTTCACTATGAGGTAGGTCTCTGCCCGGGCTAGATGTCTAATCCGGGCTATATACTGGAGCCTCTTATCAACCCTGCTGAAACTATAGGTGATATCGTCTAGCACTACAGCTAGACGCCGGCCCCTAAGCTCTCTAATGTACTCAATGTTTTCGGGCCACAGCACTACGGCTGTGTCCGCCTCAAAGGCCCCCACTAGGGCCAGGGCCAGGCTAGTTTTGCCTGTACCCATAACGCCGGCGATAGTGGTAACGTGGACTGGCTCAAAAAAGACAAGTTCCACCTAATCCTCCCCTCCCCGGCCCCGGCGTAGAAGGCCGGTCAAGGACCCAGTCTTGACTGTCCTCTCATATTCCTGGAGGACATTAACCTGGGTTGGAATCTTGCCTACAGACTCGACCATCTTAATGGCAACCGTATCAAACTCGGCCTCCCCACTCTGGGTTATCTGGATATAGAGCTGAATGTCCCTTTCATCAAAGGGTGGCTTAAGGCCCCACCTATCAGCGAATAGCCTACTAATCACTAATAGGCCAAAAAGGCCCTCGGGGTTCCTAACCTGCCCGGTCCTCTTAAGGAATTTAAGCAGGGTCTCGACTATACCCTTCAGCTCCTCCACTACGGGGCCACCCCTCCCTGGTAGGCCATAAACAGGCCTGTGCCCAGTCCGCCCAGGAACCCCATTAACATAATGGAGAACCATATCCACCATGTGGGCGGCCTCTCGGCGGCCTTCTTGAAACTATTGATAATGACTTTACCCAGGGTATCCTGGGCCTCCTCCTCTATCAGCTTGACAATCTCCCTTCTAAGTTTCGGGTTCCTCTTAACCTCCTCGAGACACTTAGTCAAACCTCCCCACCTCTATCAGGTACAACCTCCAGGAGCCTGCGGGGGTTAGCACCACCTTACCCAGGCTCCTACGCTTAGTAACAACCCTCCCCTTGAGGCTCCTATAGCTAGTCTGGAGGGTGATACGGGCCACCTCCCTCTCGAGGCCCCGGGCCTCGGAATAGGCCTTGATAACGGTCTCCCAGGGGGGCCTCCCAGGTGCTATAGCCATAAGGTACAACTGGGGCTTAAGCCGGGCCAACTCGAGAAGCAGGTTATACCTCAACGCCGGCCACCTAACAAATCTTTACACTTAGACAGTAGATAAACCCTTTCACCGCAGGAGCAGGCCCAAATCCCCGACTCTGGATAGAGGTGTAAAAATTGTTTTAGGGGTTGAGCCCCCGGCCCCCCCGGGGGAGGGTGGCTTAGTTTTACACTTTAGAAGGGTAGAATCGCATCTATAACCCGGACAATCAGGCTAATGACCTTGATTGTGAGGTCTATCAGGTAACTGGGCCTGTCGAGGTTGGCCACTATCCAGACCGGTATCAACACGGCGAATAGGCTTACCACTCCCAACTGGTCCTTAACGCCGCTGATAATGTTCCCGCTAATGTCCTTAATCAGGGTAAAGGTGTCCGGACTCGGCCTCCCTGCCACATCTACAAAAGCAGGCATAACGGACTGGGTGTTGTCTGCGGTGTTAGTAACGTGGAACTCAACCCTCCATATCCCCACCTTATCGGCCTGGATATCCACCTTATGGCTGATATCTGGGTCCACGTTGAGGTGCTGATAGACCACATTATCGTAGGGGTCATAGACGTAGAGGTTCCCGGTATAGCCCGAGGGGATATAGTATTGGACCGTAAACACGTCATAGGTCTCTATGTTAGTGGGGAACACGCTTAGGGTAGGGCTAGTGTTGGCATCTGCGGGCCCCGGCCCTGCCAGTACTACGCCGGCCACAACCAGGACAGGCAGGAGCAAAAGAGGGAGGGGTGTGTAACGTAGGCTGTACCATAGTCGCAAACCGGCCCCCCCTAGAATATCCTCCTCCTCATGAAGCTAATGAAGGGGATAAAGGGGGCCGCATAGGCTAGAAGGTTGGCTAGAGCCTGGGCCACACCGCTTAGGTTCACCTGTTTACTCGAGTCTACCCAGACCTGATTAGCGGGGTCCCAGTCCTTCATTGGGACATTGACAGTTAGGAGCCCGTAGGAGTCTATCAGGGATACGGCCTGATTGAGCATATCCACCACTAGGTCAAAGAGTAGGCCGTAGTACACTATGACTATGAAGAAGAAAATAATAGCTAGTTTTAGGGGTTCTGCCACCTTCAAGGCCTATCCCCTGTTTATAACGGCGTCTAGGGCCCCGGCCACTAGGAGCACCGGCCCTATCAGGGCCATTATCTTAAGCAGGGCTGATAGGTCCTCGGTGGTTCCATCACCATCCACGTCTACGGCCAGGGTGATATCGGCCAGGCCAGTTATCACGCTGATAAGTGTGGGGGCCAGGAATAGGAGGGCCACACCTATGAGTAGTGTCCTGAACTCTCTAAGGACACTACCCTCCCCCTGCCCACTAGCCTGGATACGCCGTAGGGAGATAGGTACTAGCCTCATAGGCCACCACCCACCTTATGAAAGGCCACCGCCAGGGCCGCCAGTAGGCCGAAAACGGCCACCACTCTAGCCAGTATCCCTAGGTCCCCTAAGCCAGACTCGGCCATAGGGTCGTATTTGTCCACACCTTCAGCGATATAGACATCCACCGAGGCCGGTAATGTGGTTAGGTTATACTCGAGGGCCCCGGCCCCGTAATACCACTCAACCTGTCCACTACCTTCTGTAGTATCGAAACCTATCTTAGGGCTAGTCATGATAACGCCCTCGTTAGGGTCCCAGTTCCACCCAGTTACGTAACCATTGGGGTCATCGATATACTCATGACTGGCCCGTATAGCACCATCGGTGTCCTTATACTGCTTCATAACTATGACTAAATTCCATTCTGTAACCTCGAGTTTTATCAGCATTGGGGTAGTGGTAGATACCTGGATGGAGGTGTTGTTGTTAGGGTCTATAGTCCCCACTTTACTCCAGTTTATAGTCGAGGGGGCCGGTATCGAGTTCACGGCCATATCCAGGAGGCCGGCCAGGGTTGGCAGAATCACTAGCAGGCCCACTCCTACGCCTATGCTTATAGCCCAGGCTTTAAGGTTCACGGGTTACACCCCCGGGGGTTAGAGGGCAGGATAGGAAAAAGGCCTGCCCCCTAGAGCCCCCTACCCAGTATCCTATGGAGGCCGTAGGCCACTAGCCCTATGCCACCGAATACCATAACGGCCTGTGCCAGGGGGGCAAAATCGTAGGTTGTGCTGTTTATGGTTATGCTTAGGTAGGAGCTTATGCCATTCACGGCGTAGGAGGCCAGTCCCATTATCGGGGGGGCGGCCAGGAGGGCCCCGACACCTACGGCCAGACCCTTGAACTTTTTCACGAGGGTAGCCTTAGGGGCCACCACACACACCTCTTTAACTATTTTGGAAAAAAGTGGGTCGTAATTAGTAATAAATTTTATGTTAGGGGCCTAGGGGTGTCTTGAGGGCCTCGGGTTTATTCCTAAGCAGGTAGGCCAGACAGTCCTTATTACACGGTTTATTGTTCATTTTATGGATACTGGGGTCCACCCTTATACACCACCACACCCTGCCCGTTTCGGTGGCCCTAAGCTCCAGGTGTGGACACTTAGTTAGGTCCTTATTCTTACAATAGCCTACGGTCTCGACAAAACCGGCCTCCCTAAGGTAGTTGATTATAACCCGGGCTATAGTCGTGGACCGAGTCTTAACGGCCAGGTCCACGTAGAGGTCTATTACCTCGGACTTCTGGCATAGGACTAGGTAGAGGGCTCTCTGGATAAGCTCCTCGGCTGTGTACTTATGGCTCAACACAACACCCCCCTCAACCTATGAAACCTCTCAACCCAGATTAGGGCCCTAATACAGGCCTCGAGGGCCAGGTCCCCCCAGTCCCCCGAGGCCTCGGCCACACAATCCATATAGTCAAAAAACCTTTTGGCCAGAAGCTCCTCGGCCATTAGAGACCCCTCTCCCTAATGTAAAACTCCAGGTCGGCCAGACTCGAGAACTCTTTTTCCTCGACTATATCCTCCCCGTAGTGGTGGCTTAACACCTGCTTCAGCCTGTCCGGGTTCCTTATACTCGAGGCCCTGAAAATGTATAGACCCCTATTCGTTACTATCATTAAATACCGCATCCACATCCACCCCGTAGGCCCTAAGCACTCTCTGGGCCCTCTCTAGGGCCGCCTCTCTTATAAATTGACTGGGTGTTTTGTTTAGAATGGCCGAGGCCGCCCTTATGAGTGTCCTCTCTTTTGGGTCCACCCTTATGGTTAGGGTCCTGTACCTCAAAGCACACCTCCCCCTCTAGCCTATGGAGCATTCTAAGGGAGTGGTAGTCCTCCCAGGTCTGCCATATCCATAGGTAAAGCTCCTCCCCCCTCGGTCCGACACACTTTACCCAACTCTTCACCTCGAGTCTCCCCCTTCTGCCTGGGCCACTACAGCCTCGAGGAACTCCTCGAGGGCCGCCTCGAGAATCGCCTCCTTGAGAGCCCGCTTCATATTCTCCCTTCTGGCCTTCAGGTCCTCGAGGGCCTGCCCTATGGGCTTGACCGGTGTCTCGAAACCTGCGGCCATAAGCAGGTTAGACGCCGCCTCGAGGTGCTTGATTGCCCTCGAGATTACCACATAGTCCGAAAAAAGCCCCTCGGGGAGTTCAACCTCAAGGGATTTCCGAATCACGGCCCACAC